GTTGCTTGATTTGATCGTCGGTTAGGTTCTTTTTTGCCATAACTTATTTCTCCTTTATTCGTAACAATTAGTTTTTAATATATACATATATAAATATAAAACTAAACTAAAAAGAATAAAAAACTCCTAACTATTTTAGCTAGGAGTCTCTTAAACTTATTATTTATAATTCTATTAGAATTGTAGTATCCAATAATCACACTGAATAGACATTGCAATTTCATTATATGCATTAGTTGCTGTCCAATCTAACGTTCCAAAGTCTGCTTCAGTAATAAATGCACCTTTACCAGTCCATTCTTCTACCTTATCACCTACAGGTCCAAGTACATTGATTGTTACATCTTTCTTATAGAAGTCTGCATAACCATCTCTACCTGTTACTGATTCATGGTGTAAACGTACCCATTCCATAACCGCTTGTGCTCCTGATGGAACTACTGGATCATAAAGTGTTAATGCTACTACATCCCATTTAGATTTTCCTTTGACGTATCTAGTAACGTTTATGTGCTCAAGAGTTACAGTTTCTTGTGTAATCTTAGGTCTTGCAGCTTTGTGTATTAAAAAAGCAGGTATACCTTCAATATAGAAAATGTATCTGTTTTGCTGTTTAGGTTCAAATGCCGTAAACATTGCTTCATTTGGATCTATTAAGTTAGCCATTTAGTGTTCTCCTCTATTATATCTATTATATATATAAATATCATCTATTTTTATTTTTATTCATCAAACGATGCACCTGTTGGCATAATGTTGAAGTCAATTATGATAAATTCAGCAGCTTTTGCAGGCTGTAAGAATATTTCACCTTTCATTTGATTTCTGTCAATTACATCTGGTGTATTATTTGTTTCATCCATTACAACTCTAAACGCGAACAATCCTTGATTTTGTTGTACTGATTCTAAATATGGGTTAACTATATTTAAGAATCTTTGTCTAGTTGCTGTAGTGTTATTTTCAAATACAAGATATTTTGTTGCTGATGCGATGAATTTCTTAGCAGCGATCAATAATCTTCTTACGTTAATTCTGTCTAATGCAGATGGTTTAGCTTGAAGTGTTTTTTGACCCCATACGCAAACTCCAGTTCTTGGGAATACAGCAATTGGGTTAATTCTACCTTCATATAATGTATCACGTTCTGCATGTGTTAATCTTGTGTATACATCAACTACTGTAGTTAAACTACCTCTATTAAGACCTGCAGGTGCAAACCATGGGTGAGCTACTTTATCGTTAAATGCATATACACCAGGTATTACAACAGATGGTGGCACAAACTTAAATCTGTTTGAAGCTACATCTAATATTTTTACCCAAGGATAATACATTGCTGCATAATTAGTATCATATGAATTAGCCGCATTAGTTGCGCCTGTAATTGCATCTCCTGCTAAAGAGTTATTTGGATCAAATATATAGAAACAATCACCTCTATCTTCACATACTTCGATCGCTTTTGCTATAATTGCTGGAGCATTAGTATGTAATATACCAGGAGTAACGATAAGGTTAATATCAATTTCATCTGGATTTGATATTGCTGATAATGCTTTAGTGTATATTGTATATCCTGCTTTTGCAGTATTTGTTACATCATGTCCAAAAGTATTACTAGGTAATAAGTCTAATCCTGTTGCTACTTGAGTTGCTGGATTAACACCATCGAAACCACCTTGGAAAGCCATTGTAAATTTCTTATATTTCAGTGCTGAACCTGTAACATGAACTTTGCTAGTTGCAGTGTTATAATCTGTACAGTTTTCTAGCTTAAATGCATTATTGTGTCCTGCTGCTGCAGAATCATATAATGGAGCTTGATAGTATGTATTACCTTTAGCTTCATCTACATCAAAATTAAATCCAAAGAATAACTTAGAATTATCATCTGACTTAGAAGTAATTAATGCAGCTGGTGGATAGAATGCTGTTGTTGAGTTTATGCCTGAACTTGAAACTGTTAATCCAAATGGTGAGCTATATGCATCATGTCCAAAAGGTACAACTTTTACAGAAGCTACTCTATTGTCTACTGCAGTATTCATTTCAATACGAACATATTTTGAAATGTTAGGATAGAATCCATTAACAACTAATTTACCAGAAGTATCATAAGATCTAAATTGAGTTCCTATTCTTCTACCAACATAATTTGCGTTATTTGGATCTAAACTTAAGTTTGCATAAGATTCTAATGCGATTGGTCTAGT